CCACGTATCAGCCGCCGCCGTAAAAGACGTATTGTCAATGGCCGTCGTCGGGTAGCCCATGCCCCACTGTGTATCTGTCAAACACTATAAACGATATGCGCTGGGTTCATGTCGCCGGTAGTCGTTGATAGTGTGCAGACAACGGCCGGGTTGTCCATGCCGAGTGAGGTCAAGTCAACGCCCTGCTGAACCAGGGAATAAACGCCGCCATTCGGGCAGACCGGAAGCACACCCTTAGCGGCCACCCTCCCGATTGACGGTCCGCTCTCTACTGCCCATGCCCCTATGTCGACACCCCCGGCCCAGTCATAGGAATAGCTTCCGCCAAGAGTGTACGATGTGCTTTCATAGGCATTGCGTGCATCCAGAGCGTTTTGGGCAATTTGATCCGCTGTGCCTATATAGTCAGCGGGGGCGGTTCCATACAATCCCGCCGGCGAGCGGTACTCCGTCCCGGCTGGCACAAACCAATACCCAGAGCCAATAATGTCCGGGTTTGCATTGCGGAAAATTTCGGCTTTTTCCGGATACCACGCCGACCCGCCAGACCACCCTTGCAGGATGCGCTTGACACGAAATGCCCACGGTTTAAGGTAGGGGTTGTTAGACGTCACTTGTCCCCCGTTCCAGACTGCGGACAGGATGCCCCGGAATGCGGGGATCGTGCCGCCGATCTTGGCCTGCAGGTAGCTGTTTACGCTCTGGCCTGACGTTCCCATCAGTATGTTGAGGTCGCCTACTACGCCACCCTCACGCTTGTCTCCACCAAATAGCTGGGGATTGTCGATGCTGATAGTCCCAGTTGTGGTATGGAACCCGACCCACGCTTCGCGCTCGCCGATAACAACTTTTTGAACCGCGTCGACGGGGCCGTGACAGATGCCGAAATGCAGCCCCAGGTAGTAGCGATAGCCGACCGTTACCTTCTTTCCGCTACCCATGATTTTTTCCTTCGGCGCGGGCGATAACGCGCTCGATCATGGCGTTGTCGAACTGATGCAAGGTTTCCGCAGGAATGCCGTTCCTCAGAAAATCCTCCCAGTCCAGCCCGGAGCGGGCGAACCACGCGCGCAGGCCGCGATTGCAGTAGCCGAGTTCGCGGCAATGCCGATGCATGACGACGGTCATTTCTTTCCTCCCTTTTCTTTTATCGCCGTCGTGCGCAAATCGCCGTACCAGAGGACGTTCGGTCCGGTGACCTGCATTGTGCCGAAGATCACCGGAACCGGGCGCCCCTGCTCGGCAGCCGGGATGTCGAAGTCTTCGAGCGCCGCCGGCTTGGGCTTGGGCGGCTTCGGCGCCAGCGCATAACTGATCAGCGATGAGACGACAAGGACGATAAGGTAATACACAAAATTCATAATCGCGCCTTAATAGATCGCCACGCCGGCAAACGGGTTTTTGCTCGGAAAAAACGGCATCCCGCCGTAGTTGTCACTGTTGCTGAATTTGCTGGCGCAGGTCGCCAACGTGTGATCACATCCGGGATAGAGGTCGACCGAAGCGCCTGCAGAGATTCCTGGAATTGAGAAGCTGATCACAAGCGCCCCGCTTATTTGGGAGTGGATAGCACGCCGATATGAGACGCCGCCTGATGTCCACTCCATGTACCCTCCAGCGTAATAGCCGTCGACTGCGCCGATGCTGCTCACGGTGATCGTCGTGCCGGACACGGTCGATACTGTTTTTGTTGCCTTGTAGGTCGCGCGCGCCAGCCCGCACCCTGGACCATAGATGACGTGCGGGCAACTTTTCTGGTAGAGGCGGCGCAGTCCGACACGCTTGAGCGATGTGTAGACACTCTCGCAGTGGATTTCCGCAGAGGCATTGTTAAGCGTCACGTTGAGGATGCGGCCCATCCACATGATGATCGCTTCTCCGTCGCCTGAATGCAGGCGGCGCAAAGTGACCAGGACAACCTGGTCGGGTGGCATCAAGGAAAACAGGTCTAATACCGGCAGGTCGCGGGCGCAGGTGATTTCGAGCGCCAGGCGCGCCGTCTCGCTGGTCGCCTCGACCGCGCCCCGCGCTATCGGCACGGCGGTATAGGTGTTCCCGCCATAGACCACATCGCCGTCGGCGCTGGTGTAGCGGTAGGCAGTGGCGCCGTCGAGGAACTCGTACAACTCGACAGGTCGCCCGGACTGGACTGCGGATTCTGCGGCGGCGTAAGTCATGGCACGGGTACTTCGATACAGGGCACGGTGACGGCGATGCCGGCGCGGGCGCGGTGGAGGAATTCGATACGGTCGGCATCGAAGCGCACGCAACGCAGGTAGCTGATCACGCCGAATGCAGAGACATCCACAGCAACGCCGAAGGCACTATCCATCGTCAGGTCGATGGTAGGCCGACCGCCCACAGATGGTCCTGCGCTGGCAGCGGTGATACGCCGACGATAGACGGCGCCGGTCGTTTCAATCTCGAGGTCGCAGGTGGTGCGGCCTAGCGACGTGGCACCCTTCGGCGCGAAGACGCGCAGCGTCGTGTCCGATGACCCGACATTTGCCGCCGCGGTGAGGTCGCGCTGCCAACTCGGCAGCCAGAAGGCCAGCCAGCGCCCGTAGCGGCTGCAGATCCACGCCCGCTGCGCGGCGACATCTTCAGGGCGTATGGCATGCCAGCGCATGGTGAACTTTTCGTTGGCGACGTCGCGCACCCTTTCTACTGCCGGGATTCCGGTCATGTTGTCGAAGATTTCGCGTGGCCATGTCAGCGACTCGGCCAGCGAGCCGGCGCCGACCACGGCCGGAAGCGGAAGCACGTCATGCCCGCGATACTGGCTGTAGGTGGTGGCGGCGTGCTGCTCGACGGCGGCCGCCTCGAAGGTAATGCTGGCCATCTGCAGATGGCCTGCTGGCCGATCGAATGTCAGTTCGACGGCGGCATGGGCACCGTCGACGCGATAGATTCCGGTGGCGGCGCGCGTGGTGGCGACGGACTGAATGACGATTCCGGTTGGCGACACGCTTTCGATGGTGCACACCTCGTTGTCGAGGATTCCGGACCACAATACGACATTCTGCCCGGCAGCCAGGCCAAACCCGGATGTTGAAAACGTGACGGATACGGAAGATCCGGCTGAAACTGGCCCGCCGTATATCACCTGCGTCCAGTCCGGGACCTCGAACGCCGTGGCGCTGCGGACAAGCGCCCGCGCCGTGGCTTGTCCATCGGCATCGAGCCAGTGGCGGAAGCTCCACAGCCGGCGCGGACGCTCGCGCAGGCGCTGGCGCTGTTCGCCGGCACGGGCGCGCAGCACGTCCGTTTTCCATTCGAGAACCTCGATGGTCTCGTTAAGCGGGACGAATGGCCACAGGCTCATGCAATTGCCTGGCGCATGGCTCGCGAATTGCGCTGCACGGCATTGAGTATCAGCCGCTCTCCGGCGGCGCTGCCGAGATAGTCACCGACGACTGAGGTATCGAAGGCGTTGACGATGCGGATGTTCTGGGCTGGAGCCGGGGCGGACTGGTTGGCGGTGGCCTTTTGCTGGTCTTTGGTCAGCACCAGTTCGCCCTTTTGCAGGATGGCAGGCACTTCGTTGGCGGCAAAACCGCCGTTGTGGTAGCGCGGGGCGTTGAGGAAGGCCGAGACCGGCACGCTGCGCGAAAAGCTGGAATCCTGGCCGACCACGCCGCCCGTGTGCATGGCTGCAGCGCTGAACAGCGATCCGACCCACCCCCAGTCACCGCCCTTGCCCATGGCGCCGAAAAGTTTCTGCGCGAGCTGCGCGGCCAAGGCATCGGCGGCCATTTTGCGGATGGCGTCGGCGAATTTTTTGACCATGCCATCGACGCCATCGGAGAACGGGTCGTAGAGGAAATCGGCGAGCGTTCCCTCGATATTCTTGGCGGCTGCCTTGGCGAATTCGTCGAGGTCGTCGATCGCTTTCTCGGTTTTGCTGGATGCCAGATCGAGGCGCGTGGTCACGGCCTCGAGGTACTGCTCTTCGGATATGCGCGCTTCTTCGAGGGCCTTGGTCAGCAGCAGCATGTCGTCGCGCGCCTGGTCGAGCTTTCCGGTCGGCGTCGCGTCGAGCAATCCGTTGAGGCGCGCCAGTTCGTCGGCGGCTGCCTTTGTGGCGCCGGTCAGGTCGTCGCGCACGGCCTTGACGATGGCCGGATCGAGGCCGGCGGCGGCAAGCTGATCTAGCTTTTCCAGTTCGCGCACCAGTTCAGCGGCCTTGACGACATCGGTTTTCTCGATCGCGCTGGCGATCTTCTGTATCAGTTGCTGGTCATAGTCGTTGAAGCTGGCTGCGGCATCACGGGCGCCGGCCCGGCCCCTGCCGCCGGCACCGCTGCCGGCGATTCCGCCGGAAAAGTTGAGTTTCTTGCGCACGCCGCCGGCCTCATCGCCGAGCTTCTTCATGGATGCGATGTTTTGTTCCAGGCGATCGGAAAACAGCGGCTTTTCCAGGATGCCGGACATGTCAGCCCGGTATTCCTTGGCGATGCCGTTGAACAATTTAATATCGCCAGAGGCCAGCGCGCTGGCTTGCGCGGCGGCGGCGCCAAGCGTCTTTCCGACAATATTGACCACTCGGGCAACACC